CAGATTGACGTTTCACAGACATTTAACGACAGGAACATTACCTTCACCGGCGACCTGAAAGGCTTCAATTATACAAGCCTGTTGAGGGACAAACAGAACAACATCAACCAGTTTTATCAGCTGGCTGATTACTGGGTTGACGCTGACCCGCTGTTCCGGGGCGCGATCAAGGAAGTGTATGTGCCGTTCTCGCTGATCGACGATTTCAGATAGGTCGGCGGCAGTAAGCAGGCGAGGGAAAAGTATTACGAGTACTTTAACCAGATCGGTATGTGGGACAAGCTTGAAAGCTTCTTCATGCAATATTATTTGTATGCGAATCTGTATATCAGCGTACAGCCGGATGGCGACATCGTCTCACTGCCTCCTCATCTTTGCCGGATCGGTAACGTGCGGGTGAACCGCGAACCGCTGGTTGAATTCAACTGCCGGACACTTCAGACAGACCTGAGGCGGATGGGCAACAAGGCCTACAAGAAATTCATCGAGGATGAAGATCTGGAGAAGCGAGTGAGCGGCTATCCTCCAGAGGTGGCGCTTGGACTGAAGAACAACCGTGAATGGGTTCAGCTGAATCCGCACACAACATTTGTGCTTCAGGATGCGCATCCGGACTGGCAGAGATACGCCATCCCGATGGTTGCGGCGTGCCTGCGAGCTTTCGCGAAGAAAGAGCTGATCGGCGCATGGGAAGATTCCCTGCTGAATCTGGCCGCGAGAAGCTTTATCCATGTTACATACGGCAGTACCAATGAACAGGTTGTCCCCGACGCTGCGGCGCTGGCCAAGCTACAGGCCCTGTTCGCGCAGGCTATGACGGCTTCCAGCAAGGTTGCGCTGGCGGTAACCAACAACTTCGCCAAAGCTCAGGTGATTCAGCCTGAGAGCGATCATATCTTCGATCACGATAAGTATGCCGGAGTGAATGCGGATATTCTTTCTGCCGCAGGTATCAGCGGTATCGTGGTCAGCGGACAGGACAACGCGGCGAGCTTTGGATCCAGTCAGGTAAGTACCAAGATGGTTGCCCTGCGGATTCAGGAAGCGAAGCGCAGGATGGCGCAGATGATCAACAACATCATCTCCACCGGCCTGAACGGCACCAAGAATGGACTGCCGCGATCCGCAACGAAGAACCTGCCGAAGTTCACATTCCCCGTAACAGACCTGACAAACAACAAGAGTTTTCAGGATAAATGCCTCGAGCTGTGGAAGGAAGGCGTGATCAGCTACGAAACGATGATCGACGCTCACGGCTTCGACTACGAGGAAGAGAAGGAACGCAAGGCGGCTGAAACAAAGGAAGAGGTTCAGACCAAAGTGTTCGTGAAGCCGGGTGTGAATCCGAACGCGGAAGCTGAGGAAAACAAGGCTGACGATACGGAGGAGAACACCACCATCGGACGGCCTCGCTTGAGCGACGACGAGCGGAACTCTGATGAGGGCAAAGCGCGCTCAGGCGCTCAACCTAAACCCTCAAATCCTGAAGGGTCTGAACCGCAGGAGTAAAGGAAGTGACCGTACATGATGTACGCTATAACATTTGTTGCTTGTGCCGCGATTGCCGCGTGGATGATCTACAAGGGTTATCACTGGCATGATGCAGACCTGGTCGATGAGGACGAGGAAGCAACAGATCAATGAACAGGTAAAAACGTAAATCGCGTTTTTATATAACTTTGTCGTGAAGGGATACACTGATTCGGTGTATCCCTTTGCATACATTCTCATGCAAATGCCGCTTACCTCCTACAGTGTGCTGTTTGCTGAAAGGATGATCCCGCAATGAAGGACAATCAAAAGAGCTTGTCGCTTCTTGCCGACAGAGTTTAGATGGCTGAGGAAACACAGGATACCAACGACGTATTTTTGACGGTCGATATGGTCGTGTGTTCCGATCAGACCAACGGAAACAAAGAGGGTGTCAGTCTTGAATTTATGACTGATATCGTCAACCGGAAAGATGAGTTCGCAGCGCTCCCGCTTTATGTGGACGTTGAACGGCTCACGGCGAAAGAATACGACAACTTGACCCATCTGTACAACAGACTGGACGGGAAGTTTTACACTACGCAGATTGGCGGGTTAATCAACTTCCGAATCGAGACCGAGGACGGCGTCAACTATTTGCAGGCGACAGCGCGGATACCTAAGCGTGAAGCCGAAATCTGTGACGGCCTGACGGAATTGTACAACCAGGGGCGGTTGGCCTTTTCGTTCGAGGTGAAGTACCTTCCGGAAGACACCCATCTCACCGCAGATGGGGCAAGGATTATTGATGTTGGGCCGCACAACGCAATAGTTGGAGTGGCGATTGTTTCACGCCCAGCTTATCAAGAATCTCGTGCTTTGAATCTACTTTCTGAACTCGATGAAGGCGGGGAGCCGACAGCCGAACGAGGTGAGACAGAGACAATGCCTAAGGAACAGATGAACGCGGAACAGGTTGAGGAAATCGTTGCCGAGGAAGTCAAGGCCGAGGAAGAGCATCTGAATGCCGAGGATCAGGAGAAACCTGAGGACGAGGATATGGATGACAAGGAACCTGAGGACCCCGAGGACGAAAACGATGAAACAGCCACCGCTGAAGACGCTGGTGTTGCGCAGGCGGAGGATGCCACGGCTGAAGTCGTGATGCATCGTGTCGAACTGGAGCAGACCTACAGAAAGGGCGACCCCCATTGGGGCGAGCCTGACACCATCTGCACCGAGACCAAAGAAACGGTTGTGGAGACGGTGGATGAGGAAGCGCCCGTTGCAACTGCTAAAGAGGACGAAAAGGATCGCGTGATCGCGGAGCTAAAGACCCGGATCGCCGAGCTTGAAGTTATTGAAGTAAAGTTCAACGAGATCATGAAGGCGGAAGCCGAAAAGGCGCTGGCCGAAAAACAGAATAAAGCGAGAGCTTTTGCGGAGAAGCAGGGGCTGGACGTGAGCCGCGAAGACGTGGCCAATGCCATTGCCGAGCTGAACTACGAGGCGATTGCTAACCTGTCCATGGAGCAGGCTGAAGTTGCAGTGGCGGAGCAGGAAGAAGAGAAAGAGCCTGAGATCCCCGCGTACTTCCAGATGGCTTCCTATGTGGATATGGATATTAAAGACAATGGCGAGTATGGCGACATGCTCAGTCCTGTGTCTAAGTAATGGAGGAATTCATAATGGCTGGATATTTCACTAAGCTTAACGGCCATGTGTATGAGGGCGAATACAAAGCTGCCTCTACTCTGGCTAATGGCGTATTTGTTGAAATCGGCGCTAACGGTGTGGCTCCTATTGCCGCGGCCGGCGACGCCGAGTTCGTGATCGATGAGAAGACCACGCTGTGGGGCCTGGACGCCGTGCGTATGCACTGCATCTATGAAGGCACCAAGGATCATTATTTTGTCGAGAACGAGTTTGAAGACTATGGCGACAAGGACTTTGATTATGCCACATACACAGTGCCTGCGGGTCACTATGTGAAGATGCGCGCTCCCGAAAAGGGCGATCAGCTGATCATGACCGTGTCTGCTGAGACATATGCGGCTCTTGCGGCGAAAGACGTTGTGAAGCCTGCGGCTGGCGGTTCTATCGCCAAGAAGTCCTAAGGCGGAGGTGACTAGAAATGATTGAAATCAATAAGAATGACAAGATTGTCGAAATGTGCGTTGCCTCTGCGCGTGGCGAACGTATGGACAGCGGGGATGTCGAGAACGCTAACAAGCTGATTCGCGACCTGGCCAAGAACCCCAACCCCAACAACAAGTATCAGATCGCTCAGCTGATCGGCTTTGCGGTCAATGAGATGATCAAGCCCCAGCTGACCTGGTAGGACCAGATTGCTGACGTGAAGCGCGTTGGCTTTGGCGACAAGGCTCAGTTCAAGCTGAAGGTCGACGGCATCCGCGCCTACATTCAGGCCAAGGGTTCTACCACGGCTCGTAGCAAGGTTGCCAACCGCTCCATCAGTCTGGAGACTCTGGACGTTTCTGCCCGTCCCGTGGTTAACATCGTGGAGATGCAGAACGGTCTGGCCAACATGGCCGAGCTGGTTCAGGAAGGTAGCTATCAGATGCTCCTGAAGATCAATCAGTACGCCCAGAACGTGCTGAGTCAGGCGGCTCCCAACTGGGCTGCTCCATATTTTGGATCTGGTCAGGGTCTGGTGAAGGCCACTCTGGATCCCATGGTCTATCACTGGATGAGAATGGGCGGCAAAGCTACTGTGATCGGCGACATCGCCCTGATCGCGCAGCTGGGTGAACTGACCGGCTTCACTGCCGCTGTTGGTACCAAGCAGTTCAGCGACGCTATCATCAACGAGCAGAATGCCGCCGGGTTCATCGGAACCTACATTGGCGCGAATGTTATCCAGCTGGTTAACCCGCCCATTGATGCTTCCGACGTGCCGGTGTACAACACCAAGCAGCTGTACATCCTGCCCACCATGGCGGATGCGACCATGCGTCCTCTGAAGGTTGTCTTCGAAGGCGACGTGTTCTCCAACGAGACCACCAACATCGACGACCTGACCTTCGAAGTGCGTCTGGACCAGTACTTCAACGCGGCTGTGGCGATTGGTGATCGTCCCTACATGGGCGTTTACAAAGATCTGTCCAACTAATCTGCGGTTCAATACGGAGAGGGAGACATTTCTCCCTCTCCTTTTTCCTGTAAAGGTATTGCAAAGGAGAGAGAGTAATGTCTGAAAAGATTCGTATTTACAACAAAACAAAGTTTAATATCGGCATCAAGACGCCGACCAATGACATCGGAATCAATATTCGTCCCGGAAGCTTTACGGTGCTGAGTGAAGACGAGATCGATTATGTGATGAGCACATGCACCCTGCTTCAGTGCGGCTGGCTTCAGGTGGAAGAGAAGGCCAAAGAGGACACGCTGGCCAAGCTTGGCATCGACGAGAAGGAAGAAGCGGCCTTCATGGACGACGAGGAGATCAAGAAGAAACTGAACGGAAGTGCGAAGGCCCTCGAGAAGTGGCTGGCCACCGTGCAGGATCCCATGGAGCTTGACCGTATCGCCGACATCGCCGTGGAGCAGAACCTGAGCATGGCGAAGATCAAGCTGATTCAGGCCAAGATCCCGAATCGAGATCTGATGGACGAATAATTATATAGAGCAGGAAGGGGTGGTGACGGTGACCGACATTACAAAGCTGGCGCGGAGATTGTTCAACCGGATCGAATGGCAGGACACGCTGGAGACGGTGACCCGGGACGATCTGTGCAGGATGATTGCCGAGGCCATCCGTTACCTTTACATTCTGGTAGGCAAGGGCGAGCAGGACGTTGAGTCCCGCTTTGTTTACGAGGAGGTTTCAGAACCGGCGGAAGAGGACCCGGAACAAACAACTGATGAAACTTCCGAGACAACAACCGATGAAGAAGAGGAAAAAACAGAACCTGTTCCGCTCTTCTTCACCGATGACTTGAAGCCTGACGAACAGCTCTACGTTATCATGACGGCAGAGCTTGACTTCTACAAGAAAGTCCAGAGCCAGTATGACGGTATGACTTCCTACACGACAGACGCCATGGCGGTGACCCACGGGGACGCGCCGTTCAAGAACCTTCAGGCCAAGATCGACGGAGCCAAGAAGGAGCGCGACGTTGTGTGGTGGAGAATGATCCGCTATAACTTGCTGTGAGGCGGTGGCGCGGATGAGAAATACAGATACTCTGGGTGTACGGGTTGTGTATCGCGGCAAGAACCTGAAGCCGGTATACACAAAGGAATACACGCTGGAAGAGTATACACAGATGATACAGCAGGATCTGCTGTATCTGATTACGGATATTGAGAACCTGTGCTACGAGGCAACAGGCAAGGGAAAGGAAGAATGGAGCGACCGCGTCTGGGTTGGCTTTAACGCAGTAAAGCATAAGATGCTTGACAAGGCCGGCGACGTTGGGCGGCTCCCGAATAATCTGTACGAAATGGAGGGATGACGATGGCCAGAGTTGTGTGGGACCGAGTCGATAAGATTCGCGAGTCCAGAGAGACCATTCCATTTCGTAAGTTGCCGAGTCATGAGAACTTCAGGCCTCCGGCGCAGATTGAGAGCGACTTCCGGCACCTCCTGAATCACGACGTGCCGCACGTTAACTTTACCTTTGAGCTGATCCATGACTGGTTCAAGCGCAACGACGAGGACTACGAGCCAATCTATATTCGCGGTCAACAGACGGCTATCGACTGGAAAAGTAAGATTGGGAACTCTGATATGAGCACGAACTTCAAGACCAGCTACGAGATACCGATTCAGAAGGGCGACATCGTTGTTCGCGAGGACGGCGCGCTGTTTATGCTGAACTGGAATATCACGCTCCACGCCAATAATCAGGCGACGCAGAGTGTTGAGTGTAACGCCGTGGTGGACTTCACGAGAAAGGCGCATCCGGAGGTCGACCCAACAACGGGGTTCAGGCTGGACGATCCCATCTCGAATGACCGCATCGTGATTGCGCACGAGATGCCGATCAGCCACAGCGAGTATGCCGGACGCCCTGACTTCAGCGGTAGTTCCGGGCAGGCAGGTATTCATCCTGACCACCTGATCTCGGTCTATGTTCAGTGGAATCCGACCACCAAGAAGATCAGGCTGGACGATGAGTTTATTCTCGGTGATTTTACATATCGCGTCATTAATGTTTCCCTGGCAGAAGTTCAGATCGACCGGGATTACGGCGTACTTTCGTTGAATGCGAAGCGTGTTGCTGGCGGGACGGTGAGCGGCATTGAAGGATAATGTTCTTGCTCGCATGTCGTTTGACACCGCAACATGTTTTACATCAATTCAGCAGATCGCAATGGATGAGATGAATTACCTAGAAGAAGAGCTGATCAAGATTTTCAAGGACGAGATTTCCCGAAACGGTAACGGTAGCGGCATCATGGTACAGGCCGCAGAGGACGCCGTTCATGAAATCAGCCGGGAGGTTACCAACGAGTTTATTGAATACTCGGTTGGTATCGATGAAGATCAGTTGCGCGGCATGTCGATTGATACATATGTCCGAGTGATGACGGTCATTCACGGCAATAACGCAGACGGGCCTCTTCATTCCAAGCCCGGGCAAGTGACGTTCCGCAAGCATGTGTTGACGCACGGTATCAGTACAGCCAAGACGATCTACAACCTACCGGACGGCTTTAACTGGCCGGTCGATGTCGCAGGACATATTAACCGGAACGCTGTCAAAAGAATTCAGCTCTTGTTCACCGAAGCTATTTTTCGTATCTCGCAGGCTGTTACGAGCGATCTGCTTTCCAGTTTTGTGATAATGGGGTGACAGAATGTACACGGAGAAAACCAAAACCTGGCAGGATAACTGGAACGACATTATCCGTTACGTTCTGTATCCGGACGCCAAGTAGAAAGAACTGATGCTGGTCCCGGAAGGAACCGACATCCTGACATTTACCACGAAGTACTTTGTACGGGACAGTTCGACGGATGAGCTTCTGTCCAACGAGAAAGTACGTATCGTGCACAGCGATCAGCACGGCTGGCAGGTGGGCAATAAATATGTTCACGGGAAGTATAAACACTTCGATATCTTTGTCAGCGAGAGTGTGGAGCATACGGCGACCAACGACATGCTTCAGTCGCGGCAGGTGCTGATTGCCCAGCGAATCAAAGAACTTCTTCTGAAGAAAAAGTTTTTACACGGCATTCATTTCAGCTATGAAGATGAATACGATTTGTGGACTAAGACAATCGGGTACAAGCTGTACCACGTTGTCTTTTTCTATATGACACATGTTTGAGTTTCAGCGTGTTGTAGGAGGGCATGGTGGAATAAAAACATAATGTACCAAGGAGGAATAATTCAATGGGAAAGATTTGGGTGGAGGAATATAAAGGATTCCTTTACGATGTGCCTGTTGTCGATTTCATCCGCTGCGACGGCACCCCTTACCATTATGAGAACGTGAGTACTTCCGATGCTAACTTCAGCTCCGAATCTACTCCGATCAATGGTGGCTGGGGCAAGCTGCCCATCGGCTTCATTGAAACCGGTAGCACGCAGGAGATTACCCTGACTTCCGCCGAGTTTGGTCTTGATATGTTCGAGATGGCCAACGCCACCAAGATGACCAAGGGTGACTACTCCACATTCGAGATCAACCTCTTCACCATCGAGGCCGGTGTCAAGGCTGTTCTGCCTTTCGAAGTTCAGACCGGCAGTGTGAAGATCCGCGGCATGGAAGAGACAACCGAAACTACTCCCACCACCGGCAAGTTCAAGGTGACCGTGACCGCGGCTACCGCGAATGCGGATGGCAAGACCGAAGTTGTGTTCGCGGCTGATGATGCGGCTGTGGGCGATGATGTGCGTATCGGTTACAAGCGCAGGGTTGTTAACGGCGACCGCGTGGTTGTGAAGACTGAGTCTACCACTGCCAAGGGCGAGCTGTATCTGCACTATCCGATCTCCAGCTCCGGAGAGGACTTAACGAAAGTATGGTCCCTTGCGGCGTAATCCGCATGACAATCCTTCCTTAATACGGGGAAACTCCTGATACTATGATGTGCATATCAGGACAACCTACCGTGCTAAATTGAATGATGATGAACGAAGAAAATAAAAACTTTGTTGTGTACAAACACACAAATATTGCCAATGGTAAAGTGTATATCGGAATTACGTCTCAACTTCCTCAGCAAAGATGGGGTAAGAATGGCTCAGGATACAAACCCAATACGTATTTCTGGCGTGCGATTCAGAAATATGGATGGGATCATTTTACACACGAAATACTCGCAGATGGCTTAACCAAAGAACAGGCACTCGCAATGGAAAAGGCGACAATTGCGGAGTAGCACGCAAATGAGGAGGCTTGTGGGTATAACCTCACATCTGGCGGAGAGCATAGCATCCCGAACGAAGCGGTTCGGCGTAAGATGTCAGAGATCATGAAGGGTCCCTCAAACCCAATGCTTGGTCGCAAACACACCGAAGAGGAGTTAGCCTGGTATCGAGAACGCTTTGCTGGAGAAGGGAATCCTAGGTATGGTGTGCATCTTTCCGATGAAACAAAAGCGAAAATTTCAAAAGCAAAGATTGGAAGCAAAATGCCTCCCGAACATGGCAGAAAAATTTCGCGGTCTTTAAAACAAGCTTGGGCCGAGGGTAAACGTCATAGACCTGACAATTCAGGCAAACCGAAGAAAAGAGTTTTGTGTGTTGAAGAGCAACGCGAGTTCGAATCCATTGCGGATGCAATGAGATGGCTCGACAAAGACCCGCACAATAAATCAAATCTCATCAAAGCTTTAAAAGATAACAAATACACTTACTGCGGTTATCATTGGAAATATTTATAATCATCATTCATAAAAGCCTAACGACTAGTCGAAAGACGTAGGCCGCAAACGATTGGCGGTCGAAATGGGAAGCACCCGACCTCGCAAGAGAGGGTGAAGATATAGTCTGTCCTCTATAGTAATATAGAGCAGTGATTCGATCACGCATAACGCGTAGTGAACGTTATGGAACTCTGATTAGGTACCGAAAAGAGCCTTAAAGGCTACCTGCACATCTATTTCCCGAAGGTTCGTGCGACTGCGCTGCCTTCTCTGAGCACCAGCTACAAGAGCAACGCCACGCCTTCTGTGACCTTCAGTGGCATGGATCCCAAGCGTGCGGACAAGAAGGGCTACGAGCTGATCTACGAAGAGCTTGATGCCGATACCGGTGACATCGTGGCTAAGAGCGGCGCGACTGTTGACTGGACCTAATTGACAAAGGATAATTAAAGGAAGGAGGGGTTACGATAGGACTGTCTACGTAGCCCCTCCTTTTTGTTTATGTAAAGGTGGTGTAAAGGAATGGCAACACGCAGAAAGCCTGCGGTTACAAATACGACCAAGGAACTGCCGGAAGTTACCGACACTCACAAGGAAGTTCCGGAGGTTACGCATAAAGTAGTTCCCCCGCCTATGACAGGCAACCCCGAGAATACGGTGGAGATTGGCGGGAAACTGGTTGAGATTAAAAGCACGAAGGTGCGGTATCAGCGAGACAGGACGGCAATGTTTTACAGGATGCTTGAGCTGTACCCGCTTGTGGATATCCTGGGCATGGACAGCAGTACGTTCGGAGATGGGCGCGACGGCGACAAGGCGCTGATGGACTGGCTGATTGCCGTGACGGATGATCCGGATTTGATTGTGGAAAATTATGATACGCTGGACACGGATACGATTGAGAAATTGCTCGCGATCTTCCGGCGTGTCAACAAGATAGATGAGAAGGAAGCAAAACTAAAAAACGTGGTGACTCCGAGGACGAAGGAATAACGTGGGACAAAGCGGTTGCGTTAGTTGCTACGCACCTCGGAGTTGTAGACGAAGAAGCTATTAACAACATGAGCGGCGTCTTCTTTGATGCCGTGGTTGAGGAGCTTGGGCACAAGCTCAGGTACGAGGCTATCTCGAACTATGCCGGCAACAGCTTCTGTAGCTCGAGCTGGGAAATGATCAATGATGCATTCCCGTTCAATATGACGTTCGACAAGCATGGCGGCGGCAAGAAGGCTATGACTGGGCTGGCCAAGATGGTTAGCGGCGGTAAGGTTAAAGTGATGCAGAAAGGCGGACATCTCCCGGGGAGTCTTGGGAAGATGCCTAAAGGGAAGAAGAAATAATGGAAAAGAAAGTATTTGATATCGGCGGCGCGGATAAGATCTGCAAGGAAATCGAAATGAAGATTGGCGATCACACCGTGACGGTGCGCGATCATTTGTCCTTTGATGAGCGTTCCGAGATGGCCGAGGAGATCGCCAGCATGTCCACCATGATCAATGACGACGACGAGGTGATCATGGTCACGCATATGATTGATGTTATATATGCATTTGAGGTTGTGAAGTTCTACACCAACGTGGATACGACAGACCTGACGCCGGACGTTGTGTTTGACTGGGTGGTCAACAACGGGGCCATGAACGAGCTGATGGATATCGTGGCGGAGGATCTGGCCTATGTAACGGCTATGGCCGACCAGATGATGGATAATGTCATCGCCGTCTACGAGAAACAGCACAGCCTTGGAACGGCGATCAGGAAGAGCTTTGGGTTCCTGTTTAGCGGCGAGGATATTACCGAAACCCTAGCGCAGAGTCAGGGCCTCAGCGAACAGATGATTGACACGCTGGAGAAACTGAAGGAAGCCAACAAGAAACCTACTGAAGGGAAGCTGAATGTTGGCGGCAACATTTTGAATATTGCGAAGAAGAAGACCAAATAAGCCGGACAGTTTTGTCCTGCTGAGATTTGAGGGAGGCGTAGGACATGGCTGCAAAAGGCGGAGGAGATAAGGTCCTTGGAAGGCTTAGGCTAGAAACCAGCCAGCTTGAAAAGGATATACAGAAGATTAATAACTTGCTTGGTACGATTGGTATCGGCAAGTCTATTGATGTAAGTAAGGCGGTCACAACTCAGATTAGAAAAGAGCTGGATGCGCTTATTGCCAAGGCCGAAGAGACCGGCAAGAAAATGGGGCAAGGCCTTGCGAACAAAGACCAAGTGCAAGATCTAAAAAATCTTTGCAACGCTATCAAGCTTGCGGCTGACTACACGGTCAAATACAATAATGCCAAAGAGAGCGACAAAAACGCCGCGGCACGCTATAAAGAACAGGCGCTTGAATTTAAGCAACTTGCCGAAAGTATTAAAGCGGCGCATCCCGAACTCATCAACCTGCGGAAGTATACTGAAACAAGCGAGGCCGCGATGCGCAAGCTCAAAGACTCCATGGCTGTCAAGGCTGATGCAGCTTAGACGGCGGAAGCCAAGGCAATGCAGACACAGCTTAATCAATTAATTAATCTGTATGTGCGGCTCGAATCTGTTAAGCAGAAGCAGGCTGGCGCAACGCCCGGGTCTGCAACGGCTTCGGCGCTTGCGTCTCAGGCGGCGGCTCTGCAAAGTCAGATTAATGGCTACAGCGCAGAGATGCGGAATGCCGCACTTGAAAGTGACAAAGTCAGAATCGCTATGGATAAGACAGCCGAGGCGGAAGCTAAGGCCAGAGACCATGCGGCTGGTCTCAAGGGCGAGGTCCAACAAACAAATCAGCTGGCCGAACGTCTTGTGTCCATGCTTGGCACCATGGTCATCATACGCGGTCTGCGTGAAATGTGGTCGGCGGCTCAGGAGTATGCCAAGCAGTATTACGATCAGCTGAACGAAATTCAGGTTGTTACCATGAAGTCACAAGGGGACATTGCGAACCTCACGACTAAGTACCGTCAGATGGCTAGCGATCTGAGTGTTACATCCAGAGAAATCGCTTCTGCGGCTACGACATTCTACCGCCAGGGCCTTAGCGACAACGAGGTTGATCAGCGACTGAGGTATACTACGCAGTACGCCAAGATTGCCGCGATGGACTTCGAGGAAGCGGCCAACCTGATCACTGCGACAAGCAACTCTATGCGAGATCAGATTCAGGGAGACATCCAGCGCGTTACTGACGTGTTTATTTACCTAGGCGATCACGCTGGCACGAGCGCGCAGGAAGTTGGTACTGCCATGCAGAAGACGGCTGCGTCCGCCGCCAACTTCGGTGTTGAATTCGAATGGTTAGGCGCGTACATCGCGACCGTGTCTGAAACTACACGGCAGGCGGCTGAAGTCGTTGGCACGAGCCTGAACGCCATTATGGCGAGACTGCATAGTATCAAGACCACCGGCTTTAATCAGGAAGACGAAACCAAGATCAACGACGTCGCCAAGGCGCTGGGAACAATTGATGTTCAGCTGTTAAAGCAGAACGGCGACTGGCGCGATATGACAGACATCTTCAATGATGTTGCGGAGAAGTGGGAAGGCCTGAACGGCAAACAGCAATCCTACATTGCTACGGCTGTTGCCGGCACACGTCAGCAGAACACGTTCATCGCCCTGATGAACGACCTGAGCAAGAAGGCTGAAGACGGAAGCCGTGCTTGGGAACTGTACAATGGAGCAATCAATGCGTCAGGCACCACGCTTCAGAAGTACGAAGTCTGGGAAGAAAGTGTTGCGGCGGCGAACAACCGATTAACAGCCTCTCTTGAGGAACTCTACGCTAGGTTCATGAATGGCGATATGTTGAAGGGGTTCTATAATACACTTTCAAGTATCGTCACTGGAATATACAAAGCCACGGATGCCACAGGCGGGTTAAACATTATTTTACCAGTCCTTGCGGCTGGCATTATGCTTGTTCATCACGCCATGGTGACGACAGCGGCAAGCGGCGGTATGCTGGCTGCCGTGCTGACAACCCTACAGGCTCATCCAGTTATCGCCGCTTTGACCGGCATAGTTGCCGCGGTTACCCTGCTGGGTGTTGCGTTCTCCAACTCGCAGTCTCAGGCTGAACGGTACAAGGAAAGCCTGGACGAATTAAACAGGGCGCGTTCTTCTCTTGAGAACCTAACCAATCTCAAGAAACAGTTTGACGATATGAACGCGAGCGTTGCCAGCGGCGAGTCTTCTATGAGTGAATACTCCGGGTTGCTCAGTAGCTTATCCGGTGTGTCTCCCATTGCGGCTCAGGCCGTCTCAGACTTCAACAAGGGATTGATTACGCATGCCGAGATGATTGGCATCGTCAACACCGAGCTTGAAAAAATGATTGATCTGGAAAAGCAGGTGGCTACTGAGAATGCTATGGACGCCTTGTGGTCGTTTACGCCTTCTGTGACAGCCGGCGAGTCTATGTCCAGATTAACACGCCACGGATATGATGTAAACGATCCTTCCACTGCGTATGGGGCTTTGTACGAAACGTTCTTAACGCAGGATTATACGCCTGAAATGATGCGCGCCGTCGATGAATTGACGGGAACCTTAAAGAAAAATGTGCTGGACATTTTGACGCAGGGTAGCGACAATGCTGACTTTGAAGGCGTTGCCTATATGATGTGGTCCAAACTCTTTCAAGTGGATAAGACCGCCGTGCAGGGTGCCATTAATGAGGAAGCTAAAGCGGTGGTGGCGCTTGCAATAGAGGCGCTTGGCGGAGCCGTTGAGGAGAACACCGTCGAAGCAGGTCTGCTGGAAGACTTTTTGATGAAAGCTTTGGCCGGCGAAGATGGCGTGATCTCAGCTGAAGAACTCGCCAATGCTGGCCCAACGCTTGGAAAGCTCGTGTCTGACTGGCTTGTTAACGGTCTTGATACGGCGAGCTTAAGCGATGCATCCGAAGCTTATCGCAGATTCCTGAGCGGATTTATGACTGATGCGCAGGATGCGATGTTTGAATCCATGATGGCCGGTGATTCCGAGTTTGGCGCTGACTTTATGAAAATGCTGAACGAGGCACTGGCGGCTGGGCTGAATTATCAGGATATCGCTGGTTTGATGAGCGGGAGTAGTGATTGGACCAACCTCGGTGAGCTAGTGCGTCAAAACATCATGAACTCACTTGAGAGCGTTTTTGATGGCTCTGAAGATTATCTGGGTTACTGGGCGAAGCATTTATCATCAGACATAGACGATGCCACAGCTATTGCGTTGTATCAGGCGCTTGCAAACGGCGGTAGTGTTGACGCCCTACTCGCTGAACTTCAAGGAGAAGGTACGGTGGCCGAAGCGATTGCTCGTTTCCTCACAGGCACGTCTGATGGCGAAGATGGCGGTGCTGTCGAGGAAGCGACCGACGGCATGATAAAAACTCTTGACAAGGCTACAAGCGATCTGCGCGGCAGAATTGACATGCTCAAATCAGTTCGGCAGGAACTCAAAGACGGCACGTCATTTGGCGGTCTTGACATGGACGACAAGCTTGAGCTACTTGAACAGTATCCGCAATTAGCTTCGTTTGTTGGCGACTCGGCTCAACTGCTGACTAATATAGAACAGCTGATCGAGACGGAAAACAACGAACTCAGTAAGGCCACTAGGGATTTCCTGTTAACCAACGGCGACTTCTTCCAGAGCCTCGACCTGTCTTCTATTGGTATTGAATCCAAGGGCGCGGCCGAGAACCTTGGCGACTTTATTGAAACACTTGAATCTGTGGATGACCAGGATGCGGTCAATGCTTTCTTGGACGAACTGATCGCAAAGATCCTCGGCGTTAAGGAAGCCGCAGGCGGAGCAGGCACAAGCGTAAGCGAGTTTGTTTCCGGCGTCAAGGATTCGGCTGGTAACATCAACAGTATTAATTCCTATATCAAAGCGTTGCGTGGCGCAGACGAAGATAACCCGATGTCCGCGTCGACGCTGACAGAGATGATCAAGAAGTATCCTCAGCTTATGGCGCTGATGGGCGACACAAAAGCTATGATCACCGAGCTGGGAAATATCAGCAGTAGAGAGGGCGACAATATCGCCAGCGTCTTCAATAGCTTTATTATGGGTAGTGAAGAGGTCATGAAGAACAGCCCGTTCAAGGAATTCATGAGCGACTCTGTTCGTACTCTGAACGACTTTATCGGCAGTCTGGATGCTACGGCTCCGGAGCTGGCGCAGGTTGGCGAGTATGCCCAGCAGGCTTCTATTCAGGGGCTTGCGCTTCTTGGCGTACTGGATGATATCAGCAAGGAAAAGCTTGGCGAATGGATGAAGAACCTTGTTCCAGATGCGACCGCGGATATGCTTGCGCGACCGGTAATCGACGCCGCGAAGCTTGCCGAGGCTGGCTGGAAGGACGCCGGCGAAGGGATTGCCACGGTGTTCAGTAGTTCGTTCAGCTACGGCAAAGAAGGCGACGGACCCAAAATGGTTGTAGGATTCACACCTATTCTTCCGGACGGTACCGTATTAAGTCCAGAAGCCGTGGGCGAATACATTGATAACATTGTGCGAAATTCTACATCTGCGGAAGAGATGTTCGCGGCAGACGATCTTGGTCTCCTCCTCTCGGTTGATACCGATGTGGAAAGCTTCGATACGGCTGAAGAAAAAATGAATTATCTCCTCGAGCTGCTTCACCAACTTCAGGATGCGTATTACGGTACATCCGACGCCGAGAAGTCATGGCTACAGCAACACTCGGAACAGAATGCGTCAGATTCCGAAGATTCATGGGCGAAATCTAACGACTACGTATACCAAGTTGAGGAAATGCTTAACGCGCTCGAAGCCGAAAACGGCGGTGTTCAGCAGGCGCTGGAGGTATTTAATGGCTTCTCCGACAAGATCAAGGAAGGAATCAATAAGGCATATCCTGAACTGATTGCCCAGCTATACAATGCGGAAAGCGCCTTGGCCGCACAGAGCGAAGAAGCTGAAGCCACGGGAGACGCATTGCAGGATACAACGGATGATACCGAGGACCTGACTCAAGCGCAAAAAGAACTGGAAAAAGCGTTAAAGAACACGCTAAAAGGTGCTAACTCGACGGCTTTCAAAAACACAAATCAGGCCATTCGAGATTTGAAGAACGGATCGGTCAGCGCGGCGGATGCGTTTGATAAATTCCGCGGAGAGAGCGATAACGTTGTTAAGGCATTAGAAGATATTAACGATACTAATGCTAAAATGAACAAAGGCCTTAAGCCTACGGCGAGCGACGTTAGCAACATCGCTAAGGTCCTTGGTATGAGTGCGGAGGAAGTCCTCGGTTCGTGGGATCAGATTCCGGATAAGATGCAGGATATCATCGCTGAAGGTCAGGAGCTATATGACGCTATGAACCAGACGGCGGTTATGAGAATCCTTGGCGTTGGCGAGGCCGACT